ACCCCGTCTCCAGAAATGCCGGCAGAGGGTTTAGCAAAGGCGCGTTTGCGGAACAAGATGCGCAAGCAGGGCATGGATGACAATCAGATCGACACGATATTTAAAAATCCTAGCCTCATGGGTAAAGAGCATCCTATGAACAAAGAGAACAATAGACTGAAGCGCCGTGGTGATGACGAGAAAGTTATTGAAGCTAAAGACGGCAAGTACATGTCTTGCGCCTCCGGCGAAACTGTCCGTGGTATGGGCAGAGCGTATCAGGGCTCAACTCGTCCAGTAAAGATTAGATAGATGAGCTATGAAGACGAAGCATTTGGCGGTTCCCAGAACGTAGGGCGAGTAAGCTACGGAGGTCCGTCAACAGATACGGGCTCTCAGGGCGAGGGCGGTAATTCATACACCGCTGCTATTCGTGACTCCAAAGGAAACATAACCAATCCTTATCCAGATGGTTTTTTCTCTAGAATTTTTGGCGCAGAAAACGTGTCTTACGCTGGCTTACTTGACCAGAATCAAATGGCTGGTATTGAGAGCCTGCGTTATAACAGATATAATAACCCACAGATGGCTGTTAAAAGGGCTTTTGGTTCCTTCGGTAGCGCCGAAGGTGAGAAGACAAGAGATGGCGTACGGGTCGCGCAGATACAACCCGCTACAACCAGTCAAAGTTTGGCTGGTATTCTAGGAATGGGTCTTGGTCTTCCTGTCGGTGCTTTAAGCCGTGCTGCAAGAACGACATACGCTCCAGAAGGTTTTCTTGATGAGGGTTCTGTATCGCCAAGCGCGTTAAGTGCTAGCTCAGAGATTGCCACTGGTATTAGCCCAGAGTCTGTCGGGAACATGTATAACCAAGCTGCTGGCTACGTTGACCAAGCTAAAGAAGGAATAAGAAGTTTCTTTACGGACAACGACGTTGATGGTGTGATAAATAATCTTTCTGCCCCCGCTGACGATATTCTCAGAGGACGCGATTTTACGGCAGATCAGATTACTCCTTTCAGTCCTTCTCGTTATGACAACTTAACAAAAGAAGAAGGAGACTTTTACCGTTCTCTTCTGGGGATACAATAACATGAGAATAGAAATCAATATTATACCTGACGGTATCGACCCGGCAAAAGAAATTCAAGACGGTACTCCTGTTGATAAGATGGAGGGCGGCTGTCCTGAAGCAACGCAGGATATTGACCTTAACCTTGATAACAGGCAGACGGCTATAGATGAATATGGCTATGGTCCTTTAAATCCCGGTTTAGATGACTCAGGAAAGAACGATACTTATTGGCAGTCTATCGCGGATACTTTTAACACAGACATCGAGGCGGCAAAAGAAAGTCGTTGCGGTAACTGCGCTGCATTTAATCTGACGGATAAGATGAAAGACTGCATTGCAAAAGGCATTGGCTTTGAGGGTTCTGACCCTTATGCTTCTGTTTCTGCCGGAGACATTGGTTACTGTCAGTTCTTAAAATTTAAATGCGCCTCTATGCGCATGTGTAATGCATGGGTTTCTGGAGGGCCAATACTAGACTATGGGGCTATTTAATGAATATATACGAGCTTATAACAAAATATAATAAAGTCTTGCATAATCATATAGAGAACCTTAGTGTTTCTATAACCAGTGGTAGTGTTTCTAATATGGAAGACTACCGCGCAAGAGTCGGTGAAATACAGGGTGTCACCTATGCTCTTGACGAATTGAAGGCCCTGCTCGAAAAGGCTAAGTATATCGATGGCACTGATAGTACCTGAATACGTCCTCGCGCAACGCGCTGCTAAAGAAAAGGCTGAAGAAGCCGCAAAAGAAAAATCCCTTTCAGAACGAGTACCACAACCCACAGGATGGCGAGTTCTTGTCATGCCTTATATGGGTAAGGAAAAGACTGATGGGGGTATATATGTACCCGATGAATCCAGAGAACGCGAATCTCGCGCAACCGTTGTAGCTTATGTGCTCAAGGTAGGTCCTTTGGCTTACCAAGATAACGATAAGTTCGGTGGCGAAGCTTGGTGTAAAGAGGGTGATTGGGTGTGTATCGGAAGATACGCTGGCTCTCGGTTCCAGATTGAAGGCGGCGAAGTTAGAATCATCAATGATGACGAAGTCATTGCAACAATCGTTGATCCCGACGATATCAAAACGTATGGAGCATAAGATGTTACCTGACGCAGAAGAAAAACAAGTTGAAGTAGCAGAAGACGAGGGACAAGAGATTGAACTTGAGGCCCTTGATAACACCGTTGACACAGATGAAGTCACGGAAGAAGCCGTAGAAGTAAAGAATGAAGACGAAATTGAGGCTTACTCCAAAGGTGTTCAGCAACGTATTAGCAAGCTTACCAAGAAGTATCGTGATGAAGAAGCACAGAGAGCGGCGGCAGTTGAGTTCGCTGAGTCTGTTAAGAAGCAGAACGATGAGCTTAAAGCACGGCTTGATGCGCTAGACCAGTCTTATGTAGGGGAGTTCGGCACTCGTGTTGATTCTCAGATTGAGGCTGCAAAGCAATCTTATCAGAAAGCTTATGATGAAGGTGACTCTGAGGCTATGTTTGAGGCTCAGAAGAATCTTAGTAAGCTAGCGCTAGATCAAGCTCAACTAGAGCAGGCAAAGCGCACTCAGGAAAAAAGAGCGCAAGTTAGAGAAGAACCTGTTCAGGCTCAACAACCTGTTCAACAACCCGCTCCTGCGAAGCCCGACCCAAAAGCAGAAGACTGGGCTTCAAAAAATGAGTGGTTTGGCACTGACCAGACCATGACTTATGCGGCGTTTGGAGTTCACCGTACTTTAATTGAGGAAGAAGGGTTTGACCCGCAGTCCGATGAGTACTATAATGAGCTTGACAATCGTATGCGTAGCGAGTTTCCACAAAAGTTTGGGAACGCGACACGCAAAGATACTGGTCCCAGAGTCGCCTCTGCTGAGTCCACGGCCTCACGGTCGAAGTCACCAAAGGGGCGCAGAACAGTGAAGCTGACCCCTTCGCAGATTGCAATCGCCAAGCGGCTGAATGTTCCGCTTGAAGAATACGCAAAATATGTAAAGGAGTAAGACATGACTGATTCTACAAAAAGAGCCTCACGGGACTCAGAAACTCGTGCAAAGTCCACAAGACGCAAGTCTTGGGCACCGCCTTCAAAGTTGGAGGCACCAGAAGCTCCCGCAGGCTTCAAGCACCGTTGGATAAGAACCTCTATTCGGGGGGAAGACGATTCAATGAATGTGACATCAAAACTGCGGGAAGGTTGGGAGCCTGTACGGGCAGATGAGTATCCTGATTTAGCTGGACAATATCCAACTATTCAGGAAGGCACAAATGCTGGTACTATTGGTGTAGGTGGATTAATGCTTGCACGAATCCCAGAAGAGACGGTCCAAGAACGAACTGAATACTACCGGGAGCAGACCCGCACACAAATGGATGCCGTTGATCAGAACCTAATGAGGGAACAACATCCTTCAATGCCTATCCATAACGATAGGAAAAGTCGTGTATCATTCGGAGGCAAAGAATAGCCTCCATAACTTACAAGGAGTAAGCAATGGCAAACTCAAATGTTGCCTTCGGCCTTAAGCCGATTAATACCGCTGGTAGCACTCCTGCTACTCAGGGTACTAATGCATATTTCATTGCTAGTAATGCATCAGCGATCTTTCAGGGTTCTCCGGTTAAATGCGTGAACGGTGGCGAAATCGCCATTGGCTCTGCAACTGGAGACACTGTAGCTTTTGTTGGTGTGTTTGCTGGATGTGAATATGTTTCATCAGAAACAGGAAAGAAAGTCTTTTCTAATTACTGGCCTGGATCAGGTGCAAACACAGACTTCGATATTATCGGACATGTGTATGACAACCCGATGCAGCGTTTTGTGATTGCGACAGACGCAACTTTCACAAACATAGCAACTGCTCGTGCGGCAATCTTCGAGAACACACAACTCGATAGCGGCGCTTCAGGTAGCACAACTACAGGTAACTCTTCTGCAAAGATGGACGTTGCAACACTTGACTCTTCAAACCTCTCTCTTCCTTTGAAGATTGTTGGTATCCAGACAGATGTTGACAACGAAGATTACGCAGCAGCCGGTCTTCCTGTGATTGTAATGATTAACAACCACGCATTGCTTCAGGCTGATTCTGAAGCAGCGATTTCATAGGGAGTTAGATAATGGCTATTTCTCGCGCACAACTCGCCAAAGAACTAGAGCCGGGTCTCAACGCCCTCTTTGGCATGGAATACAATCGTTACGAAGGTCAGCATGCTGAAATCTTCGACTCCGAGTCATCAGACCGGGCGTTTGAAGAAGAAGTAATGTTATCAGGCTTTGGTGCCGCTCCTGTTAAACAGGAAGGTACTGGTGTATCATTTGATGATGCACAAGAAGCTTACACTGCTCGCTACAATCACGAGACAGTGGCGATGGCCTTCTCAATCACAGAAGAAGCAATTGAAGACAACTTGTACGACCGTCTAGCGTCACGCTACACTCGCGCACTTGCTCGTTCAATGGCTCACACAAAGCAGGTAAAAGCAGCGTCAATTCTGAACAACGCCTTTACTGCTGCTGCCTTCGCAGGCGGTGACGGTGTGGCGCTCTGTGCTACTAACCACCCACTAACTAACGGTGGCACTTTTGCTAACGAACCATCAACTGCAGCAGATTTGAACGAAACTTCACTTGAAGACGCTCTAATCAACATTGCAGGGTTTACAGATGAACGCGGTCTAGTAATTGCTCTTAAAGGCATGAAGCTAATCGTACCTCGTCAGCTTCAGTTCGTTGCAGAACGCCTGCTTGTTTCTAACCTTCGTGTTGGAACAGCAGACAACGATGTGAACGCACTCAAGTCAATGGGCATGCTTCCTGAAGGTTATGTGGTCAACGACTACCTGACTGACACAGATGCATTCTTCATTAAGACTGACGCTCCAAATGGCTTCAAGCACTTTGAGCGTATGGCTTTGTCAACAAACATGGACCCAGATTTCGATACTGGAAACATGCGTTTCAAAGCTCGTGAGCGTTACAGCTTCGGTTTCTCTGACCCACGCGCAGTATTCGGTTCACCGGGCGCAGCGTAAAGTTAACACAAGTTTTAAAGGGCGGGTATTCACCCGCCCTTTTTTATTGTATACTGTTATTATCCCTGACAGCCGCACCCTGTGGCTGACACTAGCCACGACAGGAGTAACTCATGGCGAACACTACTTTCTCTGGTCCAATTAAGGCCGGAACCATTAAGAATACAACAGGCACAACTCTTGGTTCAAACATTTCAAATGTTGGTCAAGTTGTTATGGCTCAGACTTTTTCAGCAGACCTTTCTGGTGGCGCACTTGCCGCGCAAGTCACCGATGTTGTTATCCCCGCAAACTCTCAGATTATTGACTGCGTAATTGACATTATTACAGCAGCAAGTGGCGCAACCAACCTTAGTGTCGGCGACACTGTAGGAGGCGCAGCCACAATTCTGAACACCTTTGCATCTGGAACAGACGCTGGTCGGAAGTATCCCACAACACAAGCTGGCGCTGCATTGGCTTGGCAGGACACTGGAACAGCAGATATTCGTTTGACTGTAACGGCCTCTGCTGCAACAAACGCAGGTTTGGTTCGCTTTACAATTCTGTATCAGCAAAACAACAACCTTGCTTAATAGGAGGTCAATATGCCTGCTTCTATCACAGCAAAAACTGTTACCGCTACAGGCACACTTCTTGGCGGCAGAACTAGACTGAAGTCTTTTTATGTAAAAACTGCAAGCAGTGGTTCTCCAGCAGTTGTGTTTAAAAATGCTTCTGGCGGCGCAACATTGTTGTCAATGGTGTTTCATACATCAGATGACAATCAAATAACCATACCTGACCACGGTATGATATTTGAGACTGAGTGCCACGTTACACTGACCAACGTAGACTCACTAACTGGTTTCTTTGGATAGTTCCAATGGCAGTGAAACGAAAGAAAAAGGCAGTAAGTCTTTCGGTAAAGCGGGGAGAAAAACTCCCCGCTTCCAAAGGCGCAGGTCTTACAGCCAAGGGTCGAGCTAAATATAACAAGGCCACTGGTTCAAAGTTAAAAGCACCGCAGCCGGGCGGCGGCAAGCGCAAGAAATCTTATTGTTCTCGTTCCGCTGGTCAGATGAAAATGCACGGCATTAGTTGTAAGAAGACTCCCAAGAAGCGTATTTGCGCGGCACGACGGAGATGGAAATGTTAACTCATATAATTGTAATTTTTTGCACAGCTTCTTTAGCTTTTCTCTCTTGGATAGCGGTGACTGTTGTTGATTTGAAAACAGATACTGCTGTTATATCTGCAAAGGTGGCGGCTAATCATCAAATGCTAACCCCATTGTGGCAAGATTTTTTAAGGACACATAGTAATGACAATCTCGCGTGGATCGATAGGTAAACAAATGTCAGGTGGAACAAAAAAAGATGCATGTTACAGCAAGGTTAAACGCCGTTATAAGGTCTTCCCGTCGGCGTACGCAAGCGGGGCCATCGCAAAGTGTAGAAAAGTCGGAGCAGCCAACTGGGGTAACAGTGCCACCAAGAAAGCAGCAGGCGGAACATATAAATACAGAACAACAAAAATCTACTGATGAGAAATAATGGACCCTGTAAGCGCGATAGCGATAGCAAGTACCGCCTACAAAGCGATCCAAAAAGGGTTTCAGATAGGCAAGGATATCGAGTCTATGTCAGGAGACATAGGCAGATGGATGGGTGCTATCCAGAGTGTCAAGGAAGGACACGATAAAGCTAAAGGTCGAAGGTTCGGCAGTGTAGAAGAAGAGGCTCTTGAGACATATGCGGTTAAGAAAAAAGCCGAGAAAATGGAAAACGAGCTTAGAAATTTTGTGACAGGACAATATGGTTTTAGTGCTTGGCAGGATATTATTCGTATTCAGGGTCAGCTTAGAAAGGCCCGAATAGCCGAGAGAAGAAAGAAGGCCCAGCAGATAGAGAATATAATTACTTGGGCACTGGCTGTATCTATAGTCATTTTATTCTTTGGTCTTATTGTTTTTGTCGCGGACGCAGTTTTATAGTGAGGAAACCAATATGGCTGTTAGGAAAACAAAGAAGGGCTTGGCGCTTAAGCGCTGGTTTAAAGAGAAGTGGACGGACCAGCGCACGGGGAAGCCGTGTGGCAGACGCAAGGGTGAAAAACGGGGTACTCCATATTGTCGCCCCTCTAAGCGTGTCTCCAGTAAAACTCCCAAAACCTCCAAAGAGATGACGGCGGCAGAAAAACGTAGTAGAATAGCACAGAAGAAAAAACTTGGTCAGCCGGCAGGTGCGCCAAAAAGAGTTGCATCATTGAAGAGGAAAAAGAAATGAAAGATATCCCAGCAGGAAACCCAGGTCTTGGAAAACTTCCTACCAAGGTTCGTAATAAGATGGGCTTTAAAAAGAATGGCGGAACAATTAAGAAGATGAAAGACGGCGGAGCAATGTGTTCTCCTCGCAAACAAATGGCAGGCGCTTTGGACATGCCTAAGAGATAAAGATGTCTGACATACATGAAGCCCTTGAGACATGGATTTTAAAAGAGCTTAGTGTTGCAGATCCGAATTTGAACAACCTGTGGCCTTGTCCTTACGCAAAGAAGGCATGGTTTAAGAATCAAGTTAATGTTGTAGAAGTTAGCGAGGATTTTTGGGAAGCTCTTAACGAGGAGATAGACAAGTTTAATGACACTTATCGTGTTGTTATAATAGCGCAACAAGAATTATTTTGTGAGTACACAGAACTTGAAGATGTTTGCATGGCTCTCAATAGATGGTTTGCGTTTAAAAAAATGGACATTTGGTTGTTATCTTTTCAAACAGATGTGACAATGGTGTTCATACAGCGTCTGTCTGATTTAGACGACGCAAGTAATAATCTCTTAAAACAAGGTTATTACGACAACTACGAAGAAGAAGACTTTGATCACTTAATAGCCGAGCGTTCGGCAAGGAGACAACAAGATGCCCGGAATGAAAAAGAAACCTATGAGAATGATGCGTGGTGGTGCGGCTAAGAAGATGCGCGGCGGTGGTAGCATGATGAAACCAGTCATGGCAAAAAAAGGCAAAGCTGTGAAGAAGATGCGCGGCGGCATGACTAAGAAAGCACATGGCGGAACTCACAAGAAGATGCGTGGATAAACCATGGCAACTTCAGGTTCAAGAGACTTTGACTTAGATGTCGCTGAGATAATTGAAGAG